CTACGCAGCAGGGCGCTGGCTGCCGGGTTTTGAGATGACCCGGGCGACGGATTCGTGGGTGGCAAACGTACAGCTGCATTCAATATTCTGGCACTGATGATAACGCTCTTTGGTCGATTCACTCAGATAGCGGCTTGAACGGGTATGAGCGACTTTTCCACACAGCGGGCAATGCATCATAAAAACCTCCGGCATGACAGGTAAGCGATGGAGTCATTATGAAATTCATAACTCGCAAAAGCAAGTTATAATTGTGAGATTGAAGATTGATAAGTGATGTCTGCAATATAAATCTTCAAATCCAATGTCGTGGTAAACCCTTTGGCATTGATGTCATGTTTTGCCGAGTTAATGACCCAATTCTCATTATCAATAACCTCCTTAAAACCTTGTACATTGACCGGCGTTTGCGCACTCAGGTCTGCCCGCCCAAGTGCCAGCTGAATAGTGAAGGAAGACGAGTCGTTCTGGATTTGGTTAAAAACAGAATCAGCAGCCCGTTTTGCCGTTTCCTCATCAGGATAAATTTTACTCAGCTGAAGAGGGTTTTGATTTTTACCCGCGATATAGCTGTTGTCTGCGTCCCCTTTGTTCTGGCCAGCGGTTCGTTTGAGATCGACGTTGCTGGTGGTCGCCGTTTTGACGTCATGCCATTGCGCTTTCACACCGCCATACGCCAGTTGATCAACCAGTTTAAAGGCGTATTTATCCCCATCACTGCGCTCGATGGTTCTCCACGGCAATGCCTGACCGGACGCGGTACGTCCTACGCTGGCTTTGTAGAAAATGATCGAACCGTTTTTGACTGTTACCTGAGCGCCGTAAATTTGCGCCAGCCGTGTCAGGAAATAGCTGTCGGCTTCGTTCGTCTGATCGATGTGCGAGATCTTGATGCTATCCAGCTCCGCCGGGATCACCGGAAGGGTGAGTTTATTCCGCGCAGAAATGATACGAACGATCGCGCCCAGCGTGTAATCGTCATACGACTGGCTGAGTTTGGTATCAAAGGAACCACTCAGGTCTGCACTGCGGGCAGTGACGGTGATGATGTCCGGTGCGCCGGAATATGTCACCGTATCGACGATAAAATAGCCGCAGTCATATAACGCCAGCTTCGACCACCCGAGATGCAAATGCAAAACGGTTCCCCGGGCAGGCATCTGCAACCGACCATCGCTGTCGTCGAAGGTCAGGTTCAGAGTATCCGCCACAAAACCGCTGTTATCTGTAACGGATAAACTGATGATACGGCTGGAAATATTCTCTTCCAGGACTTTGTTTTTTACCGTCAGGGTAAACGCCGGCGCAATGCGTGCGCCAGCCGGTAACTGATAATCGGTAATCATAGTCAGACTCCCTGAACGAAGTTGCTGACTGCCGAACTGGCCTTGTTAAATAGCCCTTCAGCCTGAGCCAGCAGATCGCCAAACATGGCCGCCTGAGATTCATCGACGCGTTTTAAACTGACCGAAAAGCTGATGCTCCGTGCCTGACCGTTCGAATTAATTTCGGTGTTATCGTGTGTCATGTTCTCAATAATAAACATACCGTAGATGGTTCCGCTGCCTTCGATCAATGGCCACGCCCGCCCGGACTCGGCCATACCTTCTAAAACTTGCAAATAGCTTATTCCACCGGTAACTTCCGGCAAAAGCAGCCCGCTGAGTTTCATCGACTCTTTCCCCAGCCCCAGAAACTGGGAAACCGGACGTTGCCCGATACGCGTGTTTTCCTGCCAGTTGTAATTTACTTCCCGGTGAAGCGTCTGATAGGGAAGGGTATTTAGTTTAAAAACGAACAAACCCAGTGACATCATCATCCGTAAAACCCTCCGTTAGTAAACTGGCTGTACCCGGCGTTGGTGGCGTTCCATTCCCGCTCGTTCATGGTGTTTGCGATAAGCTCACGAATTTGATTCTGATCGGTGTCCGGCGTGGCGGTGAAACTGACATTGACGGTGGTTGCGCGGTTGTCGGTCAGGTTATTCGCCACACTGTTTTTGGCCGGCTGATACATGCCCAGAATGCCGCCCGTAGGGGAAATGCTCTCCACTGGCGGCGTTGACATATCCGGGGCAGCGCCAGGTTCGTCGCCGCCGAAAATAGAATCCCACCCTTTTTTAGCCCAGCTAAAGATTTCGCCGATCTGGGAAACCGCCTTGTTCAGCGTGACAAAAACTTCACCGATTGCGATGCCGACTTCTTTACCTATATTGGTGAAGCCACTCAGTTCGTCCTGACTGAATTTTATCGGTTCGAACAAATCCGTGATCCAGCCCAGCGCGCTTTTGAAAGGCGCAAACGCTTCACTGACCGGCCCCATCACGGAACTGAAGCCTTCAATTATGCCGCCAACAACGGCACTGATCGGCTCCCAGAGTTTCACCACGGCAATGCCAATACCGGCTATCAGCGCGATGACGGGCAGAAGTGGAAGCCCGATGGCGGCGAAAGCCGCGGCAATCGCGCCGCCCGTGCCGGTAAAAATGGTGCCTAACAGACCGGCACCGGCGATCAGCATGTTTACACCGCTCAGAACCGGCGCAATGACCATGCCCAGCGAGCCCAACCCGCCAACAATCCCGGTGACGCCTAATGCCAGCCCGAGCAGTGAACTCACCAGCTGCGGATTATCGGTGATCCAGGTATTAAGCGTGTTTAGCCATCCGGAAGCTGTCTGCGTCAGCTCGCGCAGCGCAGAATTCTGACCTTCGAACAGGTTTATGCGCAGCGTGTCCCAACCTGCGAACAGCTTTTTGACGTCACCATCCAGATTGTCGCCTTTCACTGTCACGGCCATTTTCGCCTCCGGCGTGACACCATTCAGTTCGCCAGGTGTTTGCGTCAGAACCTGATCGGCATTCATGCCTTTTGTAGCCAGATCTTTTTGTTTCGCCACGACTTCAGAAGGTGCATGGCCGGAAACCACCATGGAAAGCCCCTGCTGGCGCAACGCAGCAATGCGCGGATCGCCATTTTTCAGGCGGAGGAGAGACTGAACCTCGGAAATCCCGGCCTCAAAATCTGCGCCGGGTTTGAGAACGCTTTTGGCCAGCTCGAGTTTCGGCTGTGCAAAAGCGAGGGCCGACGAAGCCGCGCTTTTGAGCTGCCCGGTTTGCTGTTCACGCGTCTTGAATTGCTGCCCGATTTCAAGCCCTTTTTGTACTATCAACATCGGTCGTTGCTGGCGGCGTTGTTCCCTGGGCTGTTCTTTTGCGGCTATTTTTACGTCGCGATAGGCCTGCTTTTCGGCCGTTTTATCCGGCTCGAAAATCGACTCGCGCAGCGATAAAGAGGCACCAGTGATATCTTGCGACATCGTGGTGAATAAATTCTTGTCGGGCACCGTTGCGTAGGTTTGCCAGATATTGGTCGTCGCCTTGCGCAGCGACGCCAGTTCGTCGTTCATTTTTCCCAGCGTCGTGGGTAACTGTTCGAGATTACTCATCTGTTTTTACTCCGCTGCGTTGCAAAGCCTTATGCCGCCAGTTCAGGAGCTCCGTCAGCGACATGCCGCCCATTTCGGACGGCGGCCAGTGGAAGATCACCGCGATGTCTGCCATCAGATCATCGACGGTGAGGCGTGGCGCGATTTTTACGCCTCCGGTTTCGGTGATAAAAAACCAATCACCTTGCCTGCCAGCGCAATCAGGTCCGGCAATTCAAGGCGCGCGCATTCTTCTTTGGTCAGGTTGGGCATCGTGATGCGCGGCAAAATAGTGATTAACGCGTCAACATCCGCATTGGCCAGTGCCGCAAGGCCGATACCGCGCAGGCTGCCCGCGGTCGGTTTAGTGACCTGGATTTCAGTGATTTCGGTTTCACCGCGTTTTAGCGGAACATCCAAAATGACGGTGTTGTTTTCAGTCTGACTCATGATTTTTCCTGTTAAAGGAGAGGAAGCCGGCAAGGTTCTGCCGGCTGAGGGAAGGGGGTTACAGGCCGAGCGCGGTGCGGTGTTCCGCCAGGCGGTCAACGCCATTGACGATTTCCACCATATTGACGGTGTCGATCTCAATCAGCTCTTTGCCGTCGATGGTCAGCTTGAAGTAAGTACACTGCGTGGTGACTTTGGTTTCAGTGTCTTCGCCCTGTTTGTATTCGCCGAAATCAAACTCTTTGTGGCGGCCACGCATCATCACTTCGACTGCGGAAACGTCACCGGTGTCGTCGCGTTGCAGTGAACCGGCAAAGCGCAGAGGAATATCCGACGTGCTGCCCCATTGCTGTAAAACCAGCTCATCCAGGCCGCCGATAGACCATTCCAGCGTCAGCGCGTCGTCGTCCAGACCGAAGTCCACGGCGACCGAACCGCTCATGCCGCCGCCGCGATAATTCTCCAGCTTGCGGGTCAGTTTCGGCAGGGTCAGGGAAGAGACCAGGCCCAGATAGCTGTTCCCGTCGTTGAACAGGTTCAGGTATTTCAATTTCTTAGGAAGTGCCATGAGTCATTGTCTCCTTAGCTGTTAATGGACGCGGCAAAATTCACCAGATAAGAGTCGGTGATGCGCTGGCGCAGGGTCAGATCTTCCAGTGGAGGAACCGGGGTGTAGTCGTAATCGATATACAATTTCCCGGCTTTCAGGGTTTCAGCGGTGTTCGCGGTTTCGTCGTACCAGCAGTCGCCGTCGATGATGTAACCGGCTGATTTCATTTCACGCATTTTGGCTTTAATGCCGTCGATCATGTCGCGAACCAGCGTTGGGGTCATTGGCTTATCGACCGCCCACATATGTGCTTCAGCCATCGTGTCCGCCAGAACCTGCGCCGTGCGGGTATAGTTTTCAAACAGGAACAGGGTGTCATCGCTACAGGTACGGTTGCCCCAGAAACGGAAGCCGTCTTTGCGCACCAGTGTGGTGACGCAGGCTTCGTTCAGCAGATCGGCGTCAGTGCCACTAGCCTGCAAATCCCAGAAGACGCTGGCAGAAAGGCCGGTAACCCCGTTGACGCCCACGTTGGATAACGTTTTGTGCCAGCCGGTTTCCTGGTCAATTTTGGCGCGCAGGCCCAGGGCTCTTGCGGTGGCATAAGCAACGTCAGGCTGGCTGGTGGCAGTATTCCAGTTCACGAAATCAGGCCAGATCAGCATCAGTTCGCGCTGGCTGAAGTTATCGCGATACTTGATGGCATCGGAAATAGTTTTTGCGCCATACACGCCGACATAGCCGAAAGCGCGCAGCTGCTGGCAAACGCCTGCCAGTGCCGTGGCAACGGCCTGATTATCCAGCCCCGGAACGCCCAAAATACGCGGTTTCACGCCGAGTTCTGCCTGTGCGGAAAGCAGCGCTTTCATGCCGGTGTAGCGGCCATTGGCATCGGAACCGCCGATAATATTGGTGGTCGTTTCTGCTTCATCTTCACCTGTCGCGACGCGTACAACGACGGTGACCGGTTTACATTGATCGGCAATCGCCAGCAATGCTGCACGCAGCGTACCGGAAGTGCCCGCTTTACCGCTGGCGGCCAGAACGTCGGTGATCAAAACCGGCGTGTTGAGGGGAAATAAAGTGGCATCCGCATCTTCTGCGGTACACACCATGCCGATAATTGCTGTTGAAACGGTGGAAATAACGCGGGTGCCGTCGTTGATTTCGACGACGCGTACGCCGTGATGATAATCAGCCATCAGGTCGACTCTCTCTGTTGTGGGTGGTGAAGCAAGGATGCCGGTTCACAAAAGAAAGCGCATTCGATGGCAGGCGTGGCAGGAGTGGCACAACAGAGGGGGAATTTGTTCAAATAAAAGAAATAAAAAAGCCCCCGAAGGGGCTGAGATCAGGCCGGTATTTCTGGCCAGGTGATGTCGGGGGCGGTGGAAAGATCTAAACGACTAAGGGCGATCCGGTAGGTTTTCCAACGGGTCAGTTCCGTTTTACCTGCATTCTGAGAGAAGCCTAAATCAATTTCGTCCTGCAATATATTGATGTGGGTGGTAGCTTCAGCAATTTTGGACTCGGCGATCGTTATCGCTGCTTCGGTAGTTAGCTGCACGATTCGTGGCGCTCCCTGAATAACTTCTCCATTAATGTATTGGGAATCCTGTCCGATACACTCAAAGATATCAGCAGATAACATCAGAAGTCCCTGCCGTGTATAATCTTCGCTCTCCGCAGGTGTAAGGGCAATCATCATGCTATCTACGTAATTATTTTTATCCACGCCAATGAAATAATTTGTTTCGTAAATAGGTTGCTCGATATCACCATTCGGCTCAATATTTTTATTCATGAGTTAATCACCAAATCGCTAATAAATTGACATTTAGGGAAATGTTGCTGGAATTATAAATATTCGCACCACTGTTAGAAGCACCGTTGAACCATGCTTTTAACTCCCCGTTGAACGTTGAAATAAATAAGGCAGGGGTACCGGAAAATCCAGCTGGAAATGTCCACGTTGTTGTCGTATTTGCTGCTATAGATAAGTTTTGTCTACACCATTGTGTGCCATTTGGGAGTTTAACCCATGCCCCATTCCCATTGTTGCCAGATTGGAATTGATCAAGACGTACCGCGTGCCCCCACGATGTTGCCTGTGCGACATCGAATGTCTGCACTGTAGAGCCTGCAAGTAATGCCCTTTTCGCCACGGCGGCATTTAGTTGGGCGAGATTGACGGCATGCTCATTCGCAGTGGCAGCAGCAGCAATCACACCGCCTGTCGTGATTAACGTCCCATCATTGCGAAATGTAAACCAGCCTTCATTACCGCCGCCGAAAACGTGAAATCCCAAATTGTGATAGCTGTTTGGCACCTCTGAATGGAAAATATCAACAAGCATATCAGTTCGCCCAACAATCCTAAGTCCGTTCGTCTGATAGTAATCTCCTGACTTTTGATTGCCCTTCTTTTCAATCCAGCCATTATCAGTCACAACCAGCGTTGGAGTGCTTACACCAGCACTGCCGACGGTGCCACCTTGTACAGGGAATGCCCCGACATTAGCGGCTGTGATGCTTATATCCGCCGTGCCATCAAACGCCTCTCCCGCAATTTTCCGTGCTGACGCCAGCTTAGTCGCTGCAACAGCAGTACCGCCTGAGGGCAGGCGCCCGTTGGCATTATCATTTACCGTTTTCACCGCTTTCGGTGTTGCTGCCAGAATCTCGCTGGCGCTATCGACCGCACTGCTGAGCTGAACGAAACCTTTATCCGTTAGCGTTCCGTCCGGGTGTCGACGTGATGCTTCGTGTTCGGCCAGCAGGTTATTGACGTACTCTTCGGTGGCGATGACCAGTGTGTCGTCGATCGTCAGGGTTACCGCATCGGTGTTGGTGACCGTTATCACCATGCGTAATGTCTGGGTACGACCTGATCCTTCCTCGAGTGTCGGTTTGTAGCTGTCCGCCATATTGCTGACCGCGATCAGCTCTCCTTCGGATGAAAACAGGCCCATCTCGCGCATCCAGAAGCCGCCGATGCTGGCGGGAATAATCGCTTCGGCGATGATCCAGTTAGCATTTTTGTTGTCGGTCTTGATGGAGTTGAGTGGCAGACGATACGTTTCATGCACCAGTGCCGTCTGGCTTGCGGAAGGCGTCGTTGCGCTGCCGTTGCCGTCACCCACGGCAAGATGGGTAATATTGACGTCTTTTCCGCTCTCAATAGCTGACGCAATCCGCGCCTGTCCGAGAGCGGTGACGACTGATTTAAATTTGCTCATAAGATTCCTTATCAGTTCGGGTAAACGGTGAGTATTTCTGCGTCATAGGTGGCTGATCCCAGGTAAACCGTGCCGGGAACATCTTGCGTAATTGTCAGCCCAATCAGTTGGCGGCTGGCGGGTTTGGCGTCATCAATCAGCCGCTCCATTTCTTCATACATCGCTTCATCAATGCCGGATTCGAGGACGCCGATATCGAGCTTAAACGTGCCCGGCGGATCATCGGTCTGCCACCATTCGCTGACATTAATGACGTAGCCGAGCGGCTCGACCACGCGTTTTATCGCGCTGATCGTGCCTTTGTGCTGATGGATGAACCACGCCGACTGAATGACGCTGCGTTTAATCGCCGCAGGCCATTCGCTGTCCCAACGGTCAACGGAAAGCGCCCAGGCCAGATAAGGCAGGAATTTGGTCGGACAGGTCTGCGGGTTCCACAACGTTTTCAGGGGAACGCTGATCTGCGCGAGTTCAGCACAGGCTTGTGCGGCGGCCAGTTCCAGCGGTGAAGATCCGCTGGGAAGTAACCTGTCACTCATCGGAGCCTCCGACCGTGATGGAATAGTGGTTGCAATAGGACGCCTGGGTTTTATCGAGCACGATATCAGCAGGCGGCTGGGCGAGTTCGACGCGCTGAACGCCTTCAACGTGTAAAGCCGCATAAATGGCAGATAAGCGGATATCCCGGCCTAAACGGTGCTGATCGCTGATATAGGCTTTCAGTTTTTCTTCCGCTGCCAGGGTAATCGGTTCTGATTCAGGGCCGGGGTAGAGGAACAGTGTTGCGTCGATTTCATAAGGGACGACGCTGGCAGACTGCACCAGGACACGGTCCGCAATCGGCCTCACATTTTCGTCGTTGAGCGCAATACGGACTTTCGCCAGCAAGTCTTCAGGCGCAATGCCATCCGCCTCCCGCGACAAAACGGAAATCGTTACATTGGCCGGAGACGGGCTGATGACAGAAATGTCGGCGACGCGGCCGTCAGCAGAAAGCCCGTGAAACTCGTAAGATCCTGACGGGCCTGCGACGCTCATTCCTTCAAATGCCTGCGGAATGCGGCTGCGAAAATCGGCATCACTTTCCATTACTGCTGGTGTCGGCGGGAGCGTCGTATTATCTGCCGGGGTCAGAACCAGCCGCTGTACACCGTTGTTCGCCGCCAGCTGATCCAGATCGCTGCCCGTGGCATACGCTACCATCACCGCGCGGGCGGCTTCGTTTACCCGCTGGCGCAGGATCAGTTCGCGGTAGGCATTCTCTTGTAAGAGTTTGACCAGTGGCTCGGATTCCAGCGTCAGCGTACGGCTGATGGCTTCCTGCTGATCGGTGGGATACAGGGAAACCAGCGTGGTTTTACGTTCTTCAAACAGACTTTCATAATCCAGTTTTTCGACCACATCGGGGGCCGGTAACTGGCTCAAATCGATCGTTGCCATAGTGTCAGCTCACAGGAATATTGAGAGAGAAATCGGTTGCCGTATCGCTACGGTTTCCGGTCAGTTCCACGACCATTTTGCCGGTGTAACTGGTGTCAAAAGTAATGGCCGAGAGTGAAATACGCGGTTCCCAGTGCAACAAAGCGGTGTAGCAGATCGCCATCATTTGCAGGCGCAGTGCGTCGTTTTGCGGCTGGTCGATGAGCGATGAAAGCAGTGAACCGTAGTTCCGGCGCATCACCCTGGAACCGGCCGGTGTGTTCAAAATATCGCTGACGGACTGGCGGATATGATCGAAATCTTCAATCGCCGTGCCGCTGTTTTTGTTCATCCCCAGGTACTTTGGATTACTCATTGCGGGCCTCCGGTTTGACCGCCGCCAGTCTGAACGCCGCTGTGGCGATGGGTGTGCACAACGATGCCGTTGGACGTCAGGCTTCCGCCGCTGTGGGTTAAATTGCCGGTCAGCGTGCCACCTTGTTTAACTTCAAGAGAGCCGGTGGTCAGTTTGCGGGTGCAGACGACTTCCGGCGTATCCAGCGTGATGCGTGTGGTGGCGGTGCAGCGGATTTCCGGCGCGGTGACATCAACCTGCTCCGACGCGTCGATCACCGCCGTTTTGATGCCGCTGACTTTCAGGGCGCCGTTCGCCGGTTCGTACTCAAAAATCGCGCCGTCCGGAAATGCCAGATGCAGGGCATCTGCCGAAGCTGACGGTGCCGGTGAGGCATTGGAAAACACGGCCGGTAAGACGAATGCGGTATTGAGCTCGCCGCCCATCGACAGCAGTAAAACCTGTTCGCCCGGAGAGGGCGCCCACCAGCTGCGGGTCCGGCCCGCGCGGTGCGTCATCCACGGCAACCACGCCGTCACGTTGCTTCCGGTCGTAACGCGGCAGCGGGCATTGGGTAAATCCAGTTCTGACACTGTTCCGATGCGTACCAGATTGCCAATCAGACGCATGATGTCGTTGAGTTGAAAGTTTGTATTCATGGGATTAAGGATGCCGTTTCACAGGGTTGAGCGACAACTGATGGCCGTCTGCCAGCGGATGGCACAACAGTTGTTATCGGGTTATTCGGTCCAGCTGCTGATCAGTTCTCCGTTGAGATAAACCTGGCGCGGCAACGCGACGTTCTCCGGCAGCGGCGGTTCCGGCAGGTGAGTGATCGTCCGTACGAAATTTTCGTCGGCGACCTGAACCCGCTCAGTGAGTTGCAGCGTGAATGACAGCGCTGCGCCCGGCTGCACAAAAGCAAAATCGGTCAGCCGGTGCGCCGCGTTGCCGAGAATCTCAGGCTGATTGATCCGGAGCCAGCCGAGGATGGCGACCACCATCTGGTCAGTCAGACTTTCATCGGGCGCGTTGTCGCTGCTGACGCTTAACGTCAGCGGATAGCGATATTCGAAAGAAAGTGATGAGGCCGAGGTGGCGACGACATTCCCCGCGCCGGTGGTCATCACCAGCTTTTCAGGGGCGGATTGGAAAAAGGGGATTTGCTCAATCAGCCGTTGTTTTAGCTGTAGTGGTTTTTGCATGTTGTGCCTCCTGACACTTTTTGATGGTCTCAATCTGCAGGCCGCAGCTCAGCAGGGCGGATTCCAGCTGGAGAATATCGGCGCTCAGCGCCGCGTTAGTGCGCGGATGGCTGGACGGAACCGGGCAGGAACTGACCGCCGGACAGCCAATGTAAATAATCGCTGGCGGAGCTGAAGGCTGGCCGGTCGTGCAGCCGGCTAACATCAGCAGGCAGCTCAGCGTCAGCCCACTGGCGCGATTGCGGATTGTCATGAAGGCTCCTTTGCCGTTCCTGTTCCCGGGACTGCATCACCTGCGCGGCGGTGCTCAGGTCTTGACGTAACGCCAGTTCGGCGTCCGCGCGTTGCTGCATTTGCTGATTCAGCTCTGTAATCAGTTGATCCCGCTGGTGTAATTGCACGGTCAGCGCGTCGTGCTGCTGAACGGCGTTGTTGAGGTCGTGCTGTAGTGAACGGTTGGAAAGCAGCAGGATGACGATTAACAGCACCATTCCTGCCAGAAGTGCCAGCATTGCTTTCATTCAATTCCCTTCAGGCAAACGGTGAATTCGGCGTTTCTCCGGCGTTCCAGCCCGCTGCTGCGCTGGCCTTTCACATAAACCCAGCGAGGAAGTTGTCCGCAGGCCTGCCGCCATTGTTGTTTGTTGATGAAATACGCCAGCGTGGATTTGCAAGCCGCGCCGGTACCGACGTTAAAACTAAATGACACCACGGCATCAAAGACCGGCTGCGGCATGTCGGCGGGCATGCACTTTTTGACGGCGCGCTCGGTTTGCTGGATATCCTGAAACAGGTTTTCAGCCGCCTGATGCTCGCTGATCGCTTTTCCGGGAACCACGCCTGCCGTATGGCCAATGCCGCTGGTCCAGACGCCCGCGCTGCACTGATAGGGTTGCAGCTGGCAACCTTCAACGTCAGTAATCAGTCGAAGCCCTTCATCTGAAACCTGTAAGGCGTGATAACCGGGCAGCGCCGCCATCAGCGCCAGAACCGCGGCGGCGCTGCACCGCTTAAGAGTTGAGGTCTTCATAGGTGTTCGGATTCAGGTTGCTGCGCGCCAGAAGCTGGAAGCTTTTACGCCGGTAATACCAGTTGACGAGAAAAGTCCCGACGCCCACGCCGGAGCCGACTAAAAAAGCCACATCCTGTGATGTCAGGCCCGCCAGCCAGGTCAGCGACGTGGCAATGAAATAGGCGCAGGCCGAGCTGATGCGTTCAGTATTCAGTCCCATAACTTGATCGCTTCCTGAACCGGTTGTTCAGCGATATCAGGCATTTCAACGGCGGTGCCGTGAGGCAATAACGGGCCTAAGTCCGCAATGCCTTTATTGGCGGCGTACACTTTTTCCACGACAACCGCGGTGCGGCCGTAATAACGCCAGCACATGGAATCGAGGGTATCGCCCTGTTCTGCATAGAGTTTCATCGGTTTTCTCCGCAAGTGAGTGAAATCGTCAGGAGGTGAAATCAGTCTGCGGAATATGGCCGGAGGCAGCAATCTGAGAGGGTTGTTAAACGTGTGGCACAACAGGGAATTGAAGAGGGAGAAATGGCGGGGCGCTTAGCCCGAACAGAAGCCGGAGGAGTAAGCGCCACAACAGGAAAATACCGCCCGCAGATCAGGTTTTCAGTGTGCTTCGTCTGCGCTCCCGTGGTAACAGAGCGCGTCCTGATCCTCACCGGTCAGAGCCTGGCCAGCCAGTTCAGAAATCAGTGACATCACGACAAGAAATTCTTTTGGATTGCATTGCGCTGTCTGCGAAATGTCTGCGATCAATTGTATCCTGGACAACGTTAGCTGTTGTTTAGTCAGGTTTTCCATTTTCTCCCCTCGCCAGATACTGTGTTTATATACAGTATTCTTTAATTGATCTAATACGTCAACACTCAGAGCATTTTAAAAAATATAATTCATTGAATTAATGCGGAAATTTTTATTGGCGCGGTTTTTGTATGGATTTCAGCATTCACGGCAGGGAAACCGATCCACAGTTATTGACAGAACTCCAAGGTGAGTAAAAAGGCGGAGTTTCAGGGCGTGACTGGCGGTGACGGACAATGCGCCATTGTTCGGTATGCGTCAGGAATATCTGCGACTCGCCGATATGCGGCGCATAAATGCCGATGACTTTTTGTCGCGGTTCATCGTAGGCGTTGAGCTGTTCACTGATCTTGCGGGCAACGCGCACGGTCTGATCTTTTCGCCGGATATGGATACCACCCTGCGCCTGAATGTAACGGGAAAAGCTTCCCTGATCCGCCGAGCTGCGAACTTCTTCAACACGTTCGTCAAACCGGCTGGCGAGGCTCTGGTTTCTGATTCGGCGGCACTCGCGCCAGGCACCGACAGAAGGGATGCCAATGGCGTGAAACTGCGGGATCCGCCAGGTCGATGCCCAGGCGGTGACGGCGGTGGCGACATCGGTCAGCAACCGGCCAGAATCATGATCGGTTTCGCCTTCCAGCGCGTAGCCATCGATGTTTTTAGCGACATATTTGGCGATATACCCGGCAGCGCCTCCGCGGTTGAGTGGTTTGCAGTGAAAACGGGATTCCGCTGCACCGGGTTCGTCGGGATCTTCTTCAAGCGCGTAACGGCGCATCACGTCGATCACTTTTTGCTGCTGTTCAGGCGGCGTGAACAACATCATATGCCAGTGTGGCGTTCCGTCGTGATGGGGCTCAACTACGCGAACTCCGTACACTTTCAGGCCTTTATCTTTAAACGTGGTGCGGATCTTTGCCCAGACGGCGACCAGGTATCTCTGCGCATTTTTAGGCGTAAAAGCGTGCTGATTCCATTTGGGATTGAACGTCGGGGCTGAATGCGGACTGTAAGTTTTCATCGGATGGTATTTTGACGGTGTCGTCATCGTGATGAACAGGCCCCGATCCTGCTGCTGACAGGCAACATCTTCGACGCCGGCAATCAGCGTCATCAATTCCATGCGCCGCAGTTTAGGGTTCGAAACGCTGGCTAAAACGGTATCCAGCAGGCTCAGTCTGTCACCGGATTCGACGTTTTCCAGCTCACACTGCTTCAGGTAACTGAGCGTGGAGAGGCGGCGGGAAACCACGTCACGGATGGCATTTTTGCTGGCATAAGGCGAAGTAGACCGGTTTACATAACCGCAGGCGATCATCAGCGCTTCGCGCCACAGACGCTGCTGCGAACGCAGTTGCCTTTCCCACCATTCACCGCTGACCAGCCGCGAAATACTGGCGACCGCCGCCTGCGCGGTCATCCGGCCTTTTTGCCATGCATTCCAGTACAGTGGCTGTACGCGAACGGAACGCGCCATCGCCGACAGATGCCCGAAAATCTCACGCTGCGTGCTGTCTTGCAGTAAAACGTCCGGTTCAGACACCTGTTCCAGCCAGCGTTCACAATGATGTTCGTAAGCATCCTGCATATGAATGGCCAGGGTGTTTGCCAGCCGTTTCAGTGCGTCATCATTCAGATCGGGCAGGCGGTTGAAGGTTTCCTCTTCTGTCAGCAGCTTTTCCGAATACTGGCGGTAAAGTCTGTGGCGCGCGCTGACCCGCTGGATACGCGGCCATAATCGCTGTACAAACACGGTCATCAGGAAATGAAATGCCGGATGCACGCCCTTTGTCTCCAGTAAAAACTGATACCGCTGATGCAGGGGCGCGCGCAGGCAGCGCGGAAGGGCGGCAATCTGAGAAAGTGCCGCCTGCTGGCGCTGGCAAAAATCACGGCTCAGCGGTTTTTCCAACGGGCTGCTTATTGCCGGGCGCGGCGCATTCCACCACCACGGACCGGCTTCATTTTTTCCGGTCAGGGGAGCGAACGCAGAAGATGATGTTATCTCCGGCAAATTAATTTTCATAAACTAGTTCCCCCAAACGGTTTTGCAGAAAAAAGGCAGCAACATGCCTTCCCGGAAAAGGAATATTTCCAGAATGAATTTATTAAAAACTGAAAAAGAAAAGTTACTTATACGGGGCGGTAATTCTTTTTCCTGAGCTCATTAATCTCCTGACACTCAATACAACGCTGAACGCCCGGAATAATCTTTCTGCGCTTTTCCGGAATGACACTCCCGCAATCCTCACAGAAGTATGCAGACGGGGCACGCGTCGTGCGGGTTGCGCGGGCGATTTGTTCCTGTAAAACAGTTAACTGATATTCCTGGGATTCATCCATCCAGTCTGCCATCAGTAAAATTCTCCTGTATATCGCGCGGTAAAATGGCGCAGGGATAATATGGCCTGAGCAATTTTTAATTGCTCCTCGGGTTTTAATTCTGAATACGTCAATAAGGTATGACGGCGCTTAAGTCCGGCATGGAAACATAATGTGGTTTTCAATTTATCCGAAGCCTGATCAAAAATTGTTTCCAGTTTATTTTTTCTGTCAGAAAAATAGGTTTCCTTTAAATGCGCGATCTGGCGCAAGCCTGTGAGCCGCTGCTGCTCTGTGCCTAAAAACATAGCCCCTCCTCAATGACCCCATTCCGTGAGCAGGAGATCCTCCTCTCTTTGCCGCCTGTTGCTTCAGGAACGCATTGCGGATTCTCCACTGCGCCGTAAATTTGGTATCATGGCTTTCTATTGGTACATTACATAATCAATCTAAACTTGCATTTGCAAGTTGTCAAGATGATATTTACAGGCCCAGGGGTTTTCGCCAGATGCAATTAGATGAACTCGAAGGTGGGAAAGCCGTTCTGACGCGTATGCTTCAGGCTTACGGCTTTAGCATGCAGAAAGAACTTGGTGATCTGTATGGGTTATCCTCTGGAACGATAAGTACCTGGGTAAGAAGAGATTATTTTCCCGGTGATGTGGTTGTCGCCTGTGCGCTGGATACCGGTGTTTCACTGCGCTGGCTTGCAACGGGCAAAGGGAATATGCAGGATGCGCCGTCCGCAGGATCATCCGCTTCTGCAAGTGTGCTTCAGCTTAAAAAGTTGAGATTGCGAGGTGGCGCTTTAGAAGAGGAAGGCATGTGGGTAGTCGATCCTTCTTTACTGGACGGTTCTCTGGCTGAACCGGCTTACATCGTTAAAGGCAATCACTCCTGGATCATCGATTTAGGCAGCACAATTCCGGGCAACGGGCGCTGGCTTTTGAATATCGATGGCGATGTGGATGTCTATGACGTGGCGCGTATCCCGGGAAATCGCATTAAAGTGACGCGGCAGGACAGCCATTTCGAATGCGGCGTGGAAGAAGTCACGGCGTTAGGGCAGGTCTTTATTACGCTTGATCGCAATCTGTAA